TCACACGGGTGTGGTAGTGGTTGCGCAGGACCAGATCGGCGTGGTCGCGGCTCAGGATCTGAGTGGGCTGGTTGGTGGTCCGACCGACATAGCGGGCCAGACCAGCAAGGCCGTCACCGAAGGGTGAATCGGATGCAGCAGCATTGCGGCGCATTCCCTGCGCGACGCCCTCGAAGTAGGTGTCGTACTGGGCAACGAGACCGCGGCGGATGCTGCGCGCTTCACCGGTCATGTTGGTGCCGTTGATGGCGGAGCGCATCAGGCGGGTAGCTTCGACCCGAGCTTGGTTGCGCTGGCCGACCGAGAGGCCCGCAAAGCGTGAGTTCAGGGTGCTGTCACCGACCTCGCGGATGTAGCGGTTGACGTCCTCGGTGCGGATGCCGCCGTCCGGGCCGACGAAGCGGCGTAGGCGCATGTCTTGACGCAGAGTTTCGCCCCAGCTGCCAAGGCGTTCGGCCAGCTGCGTGTCCACGAGAGCGTTGCGCGCTGCCATCGAGAACTGACCTTGGCTGCCGACTGCGCCGGTGCCCCGCAGGCCGAACTGCGAGACCAGGAATTCGTTGGCAGCGTGCTCGGAGAAGATGCTGCCTCGTTGGCTGCCGGCGCGGGTTCCCGGGCTCTTGGCGCCGTAGAGGGTTTGGACGGCTTCCTGCCGCCAGGTGTCGTAGGTCAGGGAGCCAGAGCGGGCGCGTGCTTGCAGCGTGTCCAGGTTGGAGCGCAGGTTGCTGGCCTCGTAGTCGGCGGCGTTGGGACGGAAGCTCAAGGGACCGATGCGCCCGAGGTTGCCGGCGGCAGCGGCCTGCGTTGCTTGGATACGGGAGCCGCGGTTGACGGCGGTTGCGATCTCGGCAGCGGCGCCAGCTGCGGCGGCCCGGCGTGATGCGCGGACGTCCGCAACACCGGGGATCCGGTCAAGGACGGAATCGACCGCCCGCACAGCAGCACCATCAATCTGAGCGCCAACACCGTTGCGGTAGGACGCGAAGCCCCGCTTCAGACCGGCGTGGGCGCCGAGGCCCACCAGCGTCACACCGAGGACAGCCATCACCGGAGTGCTGGCGGCGGTGAGTTGGCGCTTGAGCTGTTTCTTTTGTTCGAGGTTGTCGCCAGGGGCGAGCTTGACCGCGCCTCGGATCAGGGAGTTGCGCCCTCGCTGGACACGGGAGGGGTTGAGGGTGACCACGCCACGGGCCAGATCCTTGGCACCGCGTTGGATCGAGGCGATGCCGGCGAGGGGATCGGTGCGGTGGGCCTGGAGCTCAGAGTTGGTGCCTTTGCCCTCCAGGCGACAGTCCCAGTTGGGCGGGATGCAGCGGTTGCCGCACTTCTTGTTGGGTGGGGTGCATTGGACGCCGCGACGGGTTTTCCCGGTACGGGTGGTGAGGGCACCCCGGGCATCGTTGCGCTGCTGCGCTGCCAGGTAAGCCGCGGTGCGGATGGTGGATTGCTCTTGGCTGTCCATCAGTACGCCTCCCAACCGGCACGAAGGGCTTCGAGTTCGCCCTCGGGGACAGGGGAGAGCCCTGCCACAGTCTGCCGAGGGAAGAAAGTCGCCACGGCGCTGCGAGCAGCACGCATCGAAGCGAAGCCAGTGGCGTAGGGCCCGTCGACGAGGGCGCCGTCGCAGGCGAAGCGGGCTCGGTAGAGCTTGTAAGCCCGGGTGCGATTGGGCCCGAAGATCATCAGCGGGGCCGAACTGCTGGCATCGGTGCGCTGGCCGTCGGGACCGACGAGGTAACCAGCGCGGATGTCACCGCTGCGGTGCGTTACGTGGATACGTAGGCCCTGGGCTTCGTAGCGGTCGAAGGCGTCGGTCTTGGCGGCTGGGCTGGGTTGAGGGGCGTCGTCCTCGGGTTCTTCGGGGTCTTCCTGTTCAGCAGCGGGCTGCTCGGGCGGGGCAAGAGCGGCCTGAGCCTGCGCCTCGTAGCCCATCATTTGGCTCTGGAATTGGGCGTCCGTGGTCGCGATCAGCTGCTCGGTGACCGCTGGGTTGAGCGTCGTCTCCAGGGTGTATTCGGTACCGCCGAAGCGGGCTTCGCGCACTTCCAGCGGGTTCAGCACACCGAGGTTGATGTACTGGGCGTCGACCTGGGCCATCTGCAGGCGCAGGGCGGCGTCCTCGGCTTCGGTCTGCGTGAAGACGTTGGGGAAGTGGACCGTCCAGGAACGCGGGGCGCGGCCTCGGGTGGGACCTTCCTTGGAGAGGAGGATGTACTGGAAGACTTCGGTGATCGGGGTGCGGCAGTAGACCTCCTGCCACTGCTCGACCAGGGAGGCCCAGACCCGCTCCTCGAAGCGACCCTCTTTGCCGAGGCCACCGGGGGAGTCGCCCATCAGGATCGAGGCCGGCCAGCCGGTGGCGGCTTGGAGGTCCTTGATGAAGGGGTCCGTGGCGGAGGCGATGTTGCTCAGGGCGCGGTTGAGGAACTGCAGGTCCTCTTCCACGTCGACGACCATGCCGCCGTAGACACTGCGGCTGAGGCTGTTGGCTTCGAGGCGCTTGCGCAGATCGCCCTCGTTGCCGGAAGCGATGCGCTGGAACAGACCGGGGATCTTGTGGACGAACAGGTCGGCGTCCGTCGTCATCGACTCCAGGCCGGCCATCGCCGACTCGTAGCGCTTGTACGCCTCCCAGATCAGCTGGAGGACGGATTGGCCCCAGCCGGTGTTGCGGACCCGGACGTTCCAGGGCAGGTACAGGCCGTCGAAGCGGGCGATGCGGCTGCTGTGGATGCGGACGTTGACGTAGGAGCCCTGCTGGTCGGGGGTCAGGCGCTGGCTGGTGGTGATCCGGTAGTGCGAGGGCTTCGAGTAGTCGGTGATCGAGAAGTCCTCGGGGATCAGCTCGTGACGGGACAGGGGCACGTAGCCGCGGATGGCGCGGATGCGCTCAGGCTCAACAGGCTCGGCTGGGTCAAGACCGTCGTCGATCAGCAGGACCAGGCCGGCGCCGCCGTAGAGACGCTGGAGCTTGACGACCTCGGCCAGGGCGTGGTGAAACTGCGTCGCCTTCAGGAACTCTTCGAACCCGGCGATCAGATCGTTGGCGTTGGCCTCGTCGTCAGTGCCGAGGGTGATCGTTGGGCGGTGCCGGAGGATCTCGTCACCAATGGCGTCGACGTAGCGGCGGGGGATTCCGTGGCTGTAGAGAGCTTCAAGTTCTGCTTCTCCAAGGAAAGCCTTTGCGCCTATTGCCGTAGAAACTGTCTTGTCTCTCGAAGGAACTCCCATTCCAGTGAGAATGTTTACGAGTGCCCCGTCGTTCCGGAACTCTTCAGTAGCTGCGTTGGCCACGACGGTGAAAGCGTGGGAGTTCAGTTCAAATTTTATGGAGGGAAATCTAAACCTTTTCGAATTGGCGAAGATTCAACTCTTGGACGATAAAACTTAGAGTGCAGAGGCCAAAACTTAGAGTTGCGACGACATAATTTAGAATTTCTGCCGATAACTCAGCTTTTTGGTGCAAAGTGTTGGGGCATGGGGTATCGCGCTCGGGGGTTCGTAGCCTGGGACAGCAGCCTTGTGCGGCATGTTGGACCATCACATCGATGGCTCCCTCCTTTGCTCGAAGCGCACGGCCAAGCTGAGATTTCGTCAGGGGATCCTGGATTCCTGGGGCGGGGCGTGCGCGTATTGCGGCGCTCCGGCAGGGACGTTGGATCACGTCCGCGCTCGGCGGCGCGGCGGTGCCACGGTGCAGCGGAATCTCGTCGCGGCGTGCGCCTGCTGTAACCGGGCCAAGGGCTCGGAGGAGTGGACTTGCTGGTTCCGGAGCCAAGCGTTCTGGGATAGCACTCGGGAGCAGCGGATCTGGTGGTGGACTCAGACCCCACTGGATTTACCCCTCATTGCCTAGGTCGTTGATCAACGCGAAGTCCCCGATGATCCGCAGCGCCGCCTCGTTGTAGGCGCGGGCGGCTTCGAGCTCGGTGGCGTAGTTGCCTAGGTAGTAGCGCTGGCCTTTGTGAGTCAGGCAAGCGCGGTAGGGGTGGGTGGGCGT